GATAAGTGAAATTTCTGACATGGCAAAATCCTGAGCAACTTTTTGTTGCTCAGGTGCTTATAAAAAATATTAAATTATAGTGTTGCGGAAATTAGAGTAATACAAAATACAAGTATAGGAAATATTTTGAAATGCAAGAAAGGTAGCACTACGAAAGTACAAGGGAAGCGATTGACAGAAATCGCTGCAAGATGCAAAAATTACAAAGCGTGAGGCACACGTTAAAGAACATAGTAAGATAAAATTAAGGATAAAGGTAATTGGCCGCATGAGTATTTGAGAAAGAGAAAAATGTAAAAAGTTTAAAATAAATGGTAGAAACTATATTAAACAATTAAAATACATTAATAATATAAAGAAACACATTAAAATGCTTGCATGTTTCGAATATTCTTTGTATCTTTGCATTGCAATTAAGAAATAAAGGTTATTAATTTGAAAAGGTGAGACACACCATAAAAACTGGGAATGATGACAAAAAAGGAAATAATAAAACAATGGTTGGATGAGCCGAAAGTGAGATATTGTAATAATTCTAATTTCACTTTGGGTTATGGTGATGGCTGGGATTGGGTTAAAGATGTTCTACGACCAGCTATCACGAAGAACGCTATGTTTCTCAGATTCTTGGAGTATGGTTTCCGTGAGATAGAAGAGTTTTTGAAATCAAAAACCGGAAAACCGAGCGAAGAGGATTGTTCCTTGTATTCTGTTGGATATAAGGATGGTGTCAATGATGCCATGATTGCAATTAAGAATAGATTTGAAAATTTAAAATAGGAGGTTAAATGGATTTAGGAAAGGCGATTAAGACAATGAGGGTAAGCAAGGGCTTGACCCAACGACAACTTGGTAAGGCTATCGGTTGTAGTGAGACAAATATGTTGTTTATGGAGACCGGAAGAACGTTTCCACGTAAGAGTAAGATTGATGCAATATGCAAGGTATTGGAGATTCCGATGTCTTATTTGTTGATGTTCTCTATTACACCGGATGATATTCCGGAAGATAAGCAGAGTTTGTATACAAGCATCGTTGAGCCGATGCGTAACGAATTTATTAGGGAGTTGTTGCGATGAAGAGATGCTATTATTTTGTGGCTAAGTATGTCAAGAATGGCATAACACGTACATGTACAGGTACACAAGAGACGATTGATGGCTATTTTGATTTCGTCAGTGCTGGAAATTTTATAGCACAGAAACATAATGTTGATTCAAAAGACGTAATTGTAACTTTTTGGTCTGAGATTAATTCAGTAATGTTAGATAAATATAAAAAGCATTAGAAAGCATAAAAAATGGTTGAATTCGAGTATGAAGGCAGTATCATTTGGAAAAATTACGATTTCCATTTTATGCCTTGTGTAGGTGATAAAGTCGTGATTAACAATCTTACATACAAGATTAAGTCTCGTGTGTTCAAGTGCCAAGGAAAGACAGTTAAAGTTGTTTTAAAAAAGGTTGATAATGAAAATACGAATAGTTAAATATGTTTGTGCCGATGGAGTAGAAAGAGGTATCTTGGAGTACCGTAACCATTGGTGGGAGAAGTGGGAGCCATTGCATCAGGACGGAAAGCTGGCTTATGTTTCATATATGGGAACGAAACCATATAAGTCATTGCAGGAAGAGTGCTTTGATGTACTTGGATTGAATGAAGAACAGATAAAGGTGCGTGAACAGATGTCCCGTTATATCTTGGATGCAGAAGAGGTATATGTTGGTGCTAGAATAGGCAACGAATATCATATCGGCTATGATGTTGATAATGATGAGAGTCTTGAAACGCTTAGAAATTTGGAGGAATAGTTATGATCGGAAAGATTTTTTCGGTTAATACCGATATTGTATATCGTAGAGAGGAGAGTTTGAATCTCTTCGAAGGCAAGAAAAAACTTGATAAGGTGGTGTCTGGTCGGGTATTCAAGGAACAAATCAAGTTGCTTGGTTTTACCATCAGGACAAAGTATTTTTATCAGATTTGCTGTCCACAAGTCAATATGAATGATACCCATGAGGTTATTGTATTGAATAAGGTCGAGGATTTGGTAAGGACAGAGTGCTATAACAAGGTTGTTGAATATTCTAATAGAAAACATCATGCCTAGTGTTAATTGTTTCAGAAGAGTTCTGTTAGATGTCGGTGGCAAGAAGATAATTATCAGTGTGCCGCATGGAATGACCGAAACCGAAGTAAACAAGGTTATGATTGTTACTAGAGGTTATCTTCAGCAATATGTCTATGTTGAAATGGTGTTGGCAGAGTGCTTCATGCAGAAAATCGAAAAGAGTATTCTGAAGAAGAAATGCGTTAGGTTTGAAGTGAAGAAGAAGTGGGTGGACTGCAAGAAGAACCTTCGCAAGGCGATTAAGTATTATGACGCTTATGTTCCTAATGCAGATTTCAATAACGAATTCGCAATGACGTTCTATGACAAGATTAGTGAAGACTTGTACAAGTTGCGAGATAAGCTTGCGGTGAGGTTACAGAACTTAGGGATTGGTGAAAAATCGGGAGTTTATGCGAATGCAATCATCCTGTACAATCTGACCAACCTTTGTTTGGGAACTTACGAGAATATCATCCGTAAGCTGTATGAAGATTTGCATGTTAACTTAATGCAAGCGTTCAAGGATTTTGCTCCTATCTTGGCCTTTGAAAATTCTTATGACTTCATGGCATTGGTGATGGATAAGGATTTCAAAAGATTGGCTGACCATTTGATGACTAAAGAGATTCTTTCTTATTTCGATAAGGTGAGAAACGGTGTCTTCAACGAACAGACTTTGAATGCAGCCGCTGTAAATGCGACAGAAGACTTGAAAGACGATGAGAAGGATTTGCAGAAAACTTATATCGGAATTAGTGACTTTATGAAGAGTGACTATCCTTTGGAGAGTGTGACATCTAAGAAAGCAAGCTAATGAAAATCGAACCAAGTGAGTTCTTGCCTATAGGTAATGAATTTCAGAAAATCTTCGGAATAAGCTTTGGAAAATTCATTGATATGCGGTTTCTTTTAGCGAGAAAAGAGTTAGTCTTCAATCTGCTGAAGTTCACAGATTGGCTTGAAGAGTGCTATCCGGATGAGTGTTCCATTGATGGAGTGAGTTATAATACTGTTGTCGAGCGAAAGTTTGGTAAGCGAGGTGTTAAAATGATAAAAAAGCTATTGAAATGAAATACCCACGTGTCAAAGCCGTGTGATGCCCAGCGTGGGGGCGGGATTGTAAACTTAGGAGTCACACGGCTTTATTTTGAAGTTTCATAACTACAAATAGCCTATCGCTAATGGTTGTTCCCTTGGGCAGGGAGATAGTTAATACCGCATCGTAAGATGTGAACACTTAAAATTTGCCGACAACCATTGGCACTTTAATTATAAAACAGGTGAAAGTTCTTGCCGATTTCCTTGCATATATGAAAGAAATTTCGTATCTTTGCAAGTGAATTTCGGTGAGACACACCTTTCAAAAACTGGTTAAAATTTAAGAATATGATTTCATACAAGTACAAGCTATATCGGACGAAGAAGACGAAGCATTTGGATAAGATGCTCCGTGAGGCTTGCTATGTTTGGAATCACGCTCTTGCCTTGCAGAAGAGATACTATAAGCTGTATCACAAGTACATTCCAAGATTTACTATGTATAAGCATTTCTCTAAGTGTTATAAACCAACATTGCTTAATTGTCAAACAGTTAGGGAGGTGTTGGATAGATTGGATATATCTTACAAGCGTTTCTTCAAGCATGATGCGAAGCGTCCACCAAAATTTAAGAAAGCAATAGAATTTGGTTCATTTGCCTTTCAACAAAATGGCTATTCCCTTAGTGGAAACGAGTTTGTGATAAACAAGATAAAGAAGTCATTTAAGTTCTCTCTGAGCCGTCCCTACGATGGCAAGGTCAAGAGGGTGTCGGTCAAGCGAAACAAGTTGGGCGAGTACTTTATCGTCCTTTGCTTAGACAAGCAAGCCGAGTCTTGCGGAAAGTCACATGATGGTGCATCCGTGGGCATCGACTTTGGATTGAAGAAGTACATGACTTTGAGCGATGGGCGTGAGATTGATAATCCTCAGTTCCTTAAAACTGACTTGTTGGAGCTTAGACGCAGGTCTCGCAACCTCTCGAAGTGCAAGAAGGGCAGCAATAACCGCAAGCGCAAGAAGCTGGAATTGGAGCGATTGTATCGGGATATTGTGAACAAGCGTTCCGATTTCCAGTGGAAGATGGCGCATGAGTTGTGCAAGCGTTATGACTTGATTTGCTTGGAGGATTTGAACTTGGAGGGAATGAAGCGTAATTGGGGACGCAAGATGTCTGACTTGGCTCATGGCGATTTCGTTGTGAAGTTGGAACACGTTGCGAAAAAATATGGCGTTCAGGTTCATAAGATTGACCGATTCTTCCCTTCGAGCCGCCTTTGTACTTGTGGTTATAAGAATGATAAGCTGTCATTGAGTGATAGGGTTTGGACTTGTCCTATTTGTGGTGCAGTTCATCCTAGAGACCTCTTTGCAGCTGAGAATATACTTCGGCAGGGCATTGCCGAATTGGGTAGTGGTAGTAAGCCGTCCGAGCAATCGCAAGGGTGCAGCCACGTTAGTCACCCAACAATTCCTTGCAAGTAGCGAGGGAGTATGTCAAACCAGGTCACTGGGGAGGTGTTGACACCAACAAGGGTTTAAATCCCTTGTCATCCACTAATTTTAAAAGGTAAAATCATGAATGAGTATTGTGAGAATCTGATTTCAAATGGAGTTCCTAGCTGGATAGTAGAGGAGGCTTATAAATTTACAATTGAGGCTTTGAAATCAGCAGAAGGTTTGGTAGGAATTGATAAGGAAAATAGTGAGCTGTATAGAAATGTCATTATCGCAGCCTACATTGAGGGTGCTAGTGCTACATTGGTAAAAGTGCAAAAATATTATGGCGGTGAGGAACATAGTTAGACAATGGAACGAGGCAACTGAAGGACATTCGTACCGCTTCAAAGGTGGAGATATTTTTCTCCGGTTGGTTAAGGCTGAAGGCAGTTATGAATTGCGTAACCCTATAGGTTATGGTGTTCAAGTAGTCAAATGCAAAGACTTGGATGAAGCAGATACAAAAGCCAAGGAAGTGCTAGAAGCGTTTTTTGAAGACAAAGTAAACATAAAAGTTATTTGATTATGGACTTAGAAATGTTGATTGATAAGATAGACTTTAGTCAAGGTGCAAGGCAGATAGCCAAGCAAGCCTTGGAGTTGGGAATGAAATATCAAAAGGAAGGTGCTTGGCATTCGGTTGAAGAATTGCCGGAGTACAACAGACGCATTGTCGGTCTGACTAAGGTTCGTAAGCGTTTCAAGCATCTGAATTTCTTAGGCGAGGAATGGTGGAATAGGTTCACGAAATCAAACGCCATCTATAAATGGGCTTATGTGGATGATTTGATATGATAGTAATCGTAGAAATCCATAATGCTATTTTGTTTTAAAGGTTTGCCCCATCACTATATAATAATGTAGTGGTGGGGATTTTTTTTGTGTTAACGTCAGTAAATTGTCGGTGTTATATGTTATGATATATTAAAGAACAAAAGAAACACATTAAAAAGTTTGCATATTTCGGATATTCTTTGTATCTTTGCATTGTAATTAAGAAACAAGGTTACTAATTTAAAAAAGGTGAGACACACCACAAAAACTGTAAGAAGAAAGTGGAAAAGAATAATGTTTATGTAGAGGTGTTGACAAAGATTGCCAGCCTCATGGGTAGAACAAAGGAGTCTATCCAGATGTCGTCTTCAAATACTCATACGAGTATTACGATGTTTGCCGAAAATAATAGCAAGATTATTGGAAATTGGTATTTTGATGCTTCCGATAGCAAGGAGTTGGTGGATGCTACCTTCAATGGTCTGAAGGCTTTGGTTGAGTCTCTTGAGCACAATAAGAGCAATGACGGACAAGCAGCGTAAGTACATAGAAAGTCTTATCAAGAAAGTGTTTCGTAATGCAGATTCGCAGAGCGAAATACTTTCCAGATTGGATAGGGTTAAGATTTCAAGCCATCAAGCTTCAGTAATGATACATGCATTGAAGTTAGAGTGCAATATCGGTCGCTCCGTTCCGGCATATATGTTAATGGCAAACAATCTAAATTCAAAAATGGATGAGTTCTTTAGTATATTAGGGTACGATGAATGACGTATTCTTCAAGAAGAAAAGAAGTTGATATGAAAAAGGTAATTATGATAATAGCCGTTGCCGCCATTTTGGTAGGTTGCAAAGGTAAGGGTACAAGAGTCCAAATCTCGGATTCTGTTGACAAATTCAAGGTCGAGAAATTGTTTGTTGTAGATAGTATAACAGTGTACAGGTTTTATGACAATGGAAATGCTATCTATTTCACTAACCGGAAAGGTAGGGTAGATGCGACCCATTCCGAGTACAATCCGGTTACTCACACATACAATGACGAGGTTAACGAAACTTTATGTGAAGGAGATTGAAAAATGGAAAAGAGATTAACTAAGGAAGAGTTCCTTAAGGACTTATGGCATCCTGCTAGCGAAATGCCTGATAAAAATAGAACATGTTTGGTAAGAGTTGTTTATCATCCTAAACATGGGATGTTTCAAGATGAAGAAAGAATAGAACAATCATCTTTTCACGATTTTGGATGGTATGATTACGATTTCAAATATATTGGAACTAATTATGATATTATTAGCTGGCTCTATATTAGTGATTTACTTCCAAAGGAAGGAGGTGAACAATGACTAAATGGTACTCTGTAAAAGAAGCTCCAAACTACGAAGAATGGATTCTTACAGAATGGTATGATGGAGACGATGGAGGTCTTAAGTACGAAGCTGATTATCTTTACTCTTTTGTTTATTGGAAAGATTATGTAAGGAGAAACAACATCACAAAGTGGTGTTATATTAAAGATATAAAAGATTAGGTATATGAAAGTACTTAAGAAGATTTTTGGTGAGCATGTTTTCGATAATCGAAATAAAGGCTTGTAGTGTTAGTCCGAATTTAAAGAGGAGGTTTGATTATGAAATTATCTGAAATAGAATTAGATTTTTTGTATGAGAAATCTGCCGAGTTGTTTAGAGATAAAGTAAAACAACGAGGGGAAGATTATGAACATGATAATAGATGCGCTTGCCCTGAAGCAATTCGCAGAACTCATCTACGAACTCTTGCAAGAGAATCTATAGAAGATGTTAAGATTTTAATTGAAGAACTACGTAATAATGGTTATGAAGCTTAATAAAATGGTTTTTGACGATAAGAAAATAGAAGCTGCTGCTAATAAGCATATTGAGACAGAGTATGCTAGATACAATAGTGGCGAGGTTGAGGAAGAAATGATTTGTCTTAGGGGCAAAGATAGCTTCAAGGCTGGCGCTAAGTGGGCTATCAATGAGTTGATGAAGAATTTATGGCATCCAAATACAAAAGAGCCAGATAAGAGCAAGAGCGATATTATTACCCTTGGTTTTGATAACGATGCTTATCTACAATTTAAAGAATCCATTCTTTGGAATGAGGAATCTTGGAGACATTCGATTAGCAGATGCCAAATCATCAAGTGGGCTTATTTATCTGACATACTGCCAAAGCAGGAAGGAGGTGAGCAATGAAGACTTTTATTTTTGATGTTATGCTCAACGGAAGATTCATCTGCACATTAAAGTATAAATATTGTGCGCTCTTCCCGATAGATTTTGAAAAATTAGAGAAGTTCGTCCTTTTAAAGAGACCTACTTTGAAAGGCAAGGATTTTAGAATTGCGTTTTGATTATGTATTTTGAATATAGAATAGTCAAGATTGAGAAAGGTTTGTTTCTCATCGAGTATAAGACCGCTCCTTATGGAGTTTGGCATGAAGTAGATAAAAAGTTCAAAACTAAGCCAAAGGCAGAAGCTTGGGCTAGAAAGAACTTAGTTTAATGAAGTAAAGCGTATGAATGGATTGTTATCAATGATTGGTATGCAAACTGAATTGGAATACCAAATGGGTGATGATTTTCCTTTCGGTGTTCCACGTATCAGATTTAATGTTCCAAATGGCAACATTCCATCCGATAAGCAGAAGTGCTAGCCAAAGGCGCAGCATGAGTTCACCATCAAAGGTATTAAGATTATGGCAGCTTCAAAGAAAGATGCTATTAAGAAGTTTAATCATCGTAAAAAGTAAAGCGTATGTTGTACGAAGCAAAACAGGGAAGTAAGGCTTATGAATACATTAAGAGTATTCTCGATGCAGAATTTGAAGAGCATCAAGCCTACATGAAAAGAGTAGAAGAAGCCGTAGGTTTCAAATTTGAAAAATATCAGGGCTATCAGCCTAACAGAACTCTCACAAGAGAGTACGAGATTACCGCTATATGGGTTCTTTCTGAGCGTTACGATACGTTAGATAAGAAGGTGTGGAAGAAGGTAGACGGCGTAAAATTGGAGGACGGTTACTATATAGCTATTGCGCCTAACAAGCGTAGTAAGCAAGGTAAGGCAATAGCAGCAGTACTTACATCATATAAATCCTTTACTCATCATTTCAAGATATTGAAGGAACTGAATATCGAAGTTCCGCACGTCAGCCGATTCTCCATCACCCAGCTTTTACGTCACAAAGACCGCATTTTCGTTTACTTTGATGATAGTATTAGAGCTGAGAAGCAAAATCCAGACTTCGTGGAAATCACGATAGGTGAGTATGAGGATTTCATTAATAGCAAAGATTAGAGCGTATGAATAAATTAGAATATATTCCAGGAGATATAGTAAAAATTGAATATGGAGAAGCTACTGGAAAAATAGGTATCGTAACAATTACTTTTTTAAGAAGAAAAGGTTGCTATAGTCTTGTTGTATTTATTGGTAAAGGGTTTCAAGGTTCTTCTAAAGACGATTGGATTCAAACTTATAATGATGAGGTATCTCCGATTCCTCTCACTACTGAGATTCTAGAGAAGAATGGATGGGAGAGAAAAGTGATGAGCAGAGGAATAAAGAATAGTCATTTGGTATATACAAAACCCGATATTGAAGAATATGGATATTTCCCTATCTACATAGAAAAAGGTATCGGTAAAGAGTTTGATGTATATCCGTTTACATACAACAATGTATGTACACAAATTGCATACATTAAGTATGTTCATCAACTACAGCACCTTCTCTTCGGTCTAGGTATTAATCACGAAATGGAGGTGTAGGTATGGAAGTAGTAAAAATAATAGGGTGTCCAGTTCCATGTTCTCGTTTTTGATTATGTTTTAGCAACTTAGCACACTGTAAATCAGTAAATTAAGCACAAAATATAAGACAAATTTAACTGTCAAAAAGTCTGATGTAGATTCGCACAAGATTATAGTTTATTTAGTGAATGATTATCAATGACTTAGATGGTTATTACATTGTTTTTGATACTAAAAACTGGAACACAGAACTGGACACCCTATAAAAATAACTAAGAAAGTCTACAAAGCTGTAGGGTGTGAAAAAGGACACTTATTTGGAACGTTTGCTCATTTTAAAGAGTTGAGAGAGAGTTCTAATCTGCCAGTACAAAAGACTTGCTTTTGCTGTAGACACAAATTCCAACCAGAAGATTTTATTTCTTTAGCGTGTTTTGACAAAGGCATGGGAAACAAATTTCTTTGCCAAAAGTGTAAGGATATAGCATTAAAAGATTTAGGTGATAAAAATATTTTTTTACATTAGTTTATAACGCCTTCGGGCATAAAAGATAGAATATGACAGTAGAAGAATTAATTAACGAATTATCAAAGGTAGAGGATAAGACTATGGAAGTCAACTTCCCATATTCTCATGGTACACAAGAAAACGGACAACCTCTAAAGATTGACGAGGTATCAGTATATGATGATTGTGTTATACTTTATGATTAACCATTCGCAAGGATATAAATAGATTGTAATATGAAGAAAATGAAAATTAAAGACTGTTTTGATAAAGATGGTAACTTCATTAAGCCGTTTGACCCATATAGATGTGATGATAATGACCCTCTCTATTTAGCATTATTTGATGAAAAGGGACGTGCTACAAGAAATGATGAAGTTTACACATTAATTGCAAAGCACAATTGGAAATTTGATTGCGCTGCTGTTAAGTATTATTATTCCCATGAATTTGATACTGGGTGCAAAGGTAATTATACAGCAATTTACGCTTGGAGATAGAGTAACTAACCACCCTCTCCTGTAAAATAGAGATGGTAAAAAGAAGAGAATATGAGATTAAGTGAATATAAAGTAGGTACTATCTTAGTAGATATTTGCGGCAAAGTGTTTATCCATGATGGTTTTATCAATGCTGATGGATATGGTGTTATAATTGGTGAGGATTCTGATGGAATGATTCAGAAATCAAATGGTATTGGTAACTGGATGAAGGAAGGCTGCTGTAGAGAAGCAACTTCACAAGAAGTCAGTGAGTTTTTCGCTAAGGTTCGTAAAACACAGAAAATTATCAATTACTAAGGAGAGTAAAAAAGGGAATATGGATGCAGATAAAATAACATTAGCTAGCTATATTGCATATCTCCAAGGTATGTATAAACAATATGGCAATATAAGTATTACGCAACTAAAGCATATAGAAAGAAACAGAAAAAGGAGGATAAGCAATGAGTAAAGAAAAAGCGATTGAGTATATTAAACGTGCTATGGATTGCATAGACGAGTTACCATTTTCCGATAATGGAATGTTGGCTTTCTATGATTTAGAAATAGCACTTAAAGAATTGGAGGATTGATATGACAGAAGAAATTTATAACAAAGCTACAAATTTAAGAAGTTTAATTGAAAAAGAAAAGAAGGCTCTTAAATATTGGAAGGAAGCTGTAGATGCAACAGATGAAACCATCACATTGTCTAATGGGCTAGGATATAATGGGTATAAAAAAGCTTCCATTTTTAGGTTTATATCTTTTAAAGAATTGAAAGATATGGCTATTGAGAGACTTACAATGAGTTTAGAACAACATCAAAAAATGTATGAAGAATTATAATGGAGGACTAAATTATGGACAGAAATCAAGCTAAAGAATTTTATCCTATTCTGCAAGCTTTTGCTAAAGGAGAGGCAATTGAGTGTAGGACAAAGCCGAGTGCCGTAAAAGGTACAAGTGTTCCGAATAATTGGACGGAAATGACAGAGATTGAGTTTTGGAATAATACAGAGTACCGAATTAAGCCAGAACCAAAGTACCGTCCATTCAAGGATGCAGAAGAGTGCTGGCAAGTTCACAGGACTGACAGACAAGAACGGAGCACCTATCTATGAGGGGGATATAGTTATGCACAAAGATAACAATGCGGAAAGAAGAGGTGATATTAATTGGGATAGTAAAGCTGCTGCTTTCT